CGTTGCTCCTGTAACTTGTTGTGCCACTCTTTTTGGAAGTGCTTTTTTAGCATCTCTTCTTCTTTTTAACCTATTGGCCAAATCTATTCCGAAATATTTTTTATCTTTTGGTGTATCAAAAGTTTTAGCTTTCATGATTAAATCATAAGATTCTGGATTTCTATTATATCTAGCTTTTTCTCCTTTAGATAATTTAGCAAATTCTGCCTCTGTAAGCTTAAAGCGTTTACTTAAAGGCATTATCCTTTTTACAGCCAGCATAGGTAGGTCTGCCATTCCTATAAGTGGTGCATGTTTATACCCAAACTCAACAGCACTTGCTATAAATCTAGGAAATGGAATAACCGTAGATCCTATTGGATTATTAAATGCTTTAATAAAGGTATGTCCAAACGTATCCCAAGCAGTACTTCCCCTTTTAAAACTTTTTTGGTAGGTAAAGAATAGTGCCTCTTCCATAGCTTCTATAAGAATATCCCGTGGTATTTCATTGAATCTTCCTTGTTCTATAAATTCTCTTAGCTTTTTTGGGCCAAGTAAAGTGTTTAATTCTGTAAAAAATATTGAGCTTTTAAACATATTATCAGATGCACTATTTAATACGTTTAACCATCTTCCAATTTTTACCATAGAAGAACCAAAGCCAGCAGCAGATTCAATATCTGCCGCCTGCCTAAACATGATGCCAAATTCATGCGGCATATCTTTGCTAAATATTTGTTGAACCCAACGAGCTTCACCGGGACTAAGCATAGTACCTAAAAGTCTTGGCCCAGCTAACATTCTATTTGCATCTAAAGTCAATGCACCATGAAATAGATTATCCGACATAAATGTTGCCAATCTACCAGTAGCATTAGCTGTATTGCGAAGTGTGGTAGCAAACTGCATTACCATTAAAAGTAATCTAGCTTTAGATATATTATTAGCTAAATGTCCTACTTGTCTAGGAACAATTCCTGCCCTACTTAACCAAGACATTACTTGTAAAGTTTCTTCTGGAAGATCCACGCTGGCTGCTTCTAATCTTGTTCCTTTTGCAGCTACATTATAGCCTTCAATTTCTTTAGCCATTGTATCTAAAGCAGAAACATCTCTAACACTCATGTGTGGGTTATTTAAAGCTGTTACTATTGCTTTTTTTGCTTTAGATCCGGTTTGTAAAAGTTTTCCTGCAAAAGAAAACTCTGCTCTCATTAAATCAACAATTTGCTGTGGAGAAAGTTGATATCTTTCCATTATTTCTACTATATCATCAACATATAGTTTACCTTTTTCTTTAACGGGTGGTCCAGCAGGTAAATCTGGTTCTAGTTGTAGAAGAGGTTTTCGTTCTGCTTTTGTTGTTGGTGGAGGAGGAAGTTCTCTTTGAAGAGCATCCAATAATATTGTTGAGATTCTAGTTGTTGCAATATCTTCTTTAGTAACACCTGCTCTCATTAAAATTTCTACAGTAGCATTTGTTATATTTTCGTATACTTGTAACTCTAAACCTGCTCGTATTTTTGGTCTTGCTCCTAATGCAGTACTTACTTTTTCCCCTCTTGCAACGGCAGCAGGATCTATTGGTGGTAGTTGTCCTCTTCTAACATTAACTGCTTCCCTCAAAGCTTCAGCAGTTTTACGTTCATTAGAATTTAAAGAATTTTTATATTCTAAAGATGCTTTTTTTCCTGTTTCTGCTCTCGTTATTTTAGCTGTTTCCCCTTTAGCTGCCCTGTCTGCGCCTCTTACAATTGATCTTCTACTCCATATACCAAAAGGTGCTGATAAAATACCACTAGCAAGTGTATTCAAAACAGCATATTGAGAGGCCATATCAAGAGGATTAATGTCCTGAAATGATCCAAATCCTGTAGTTTGTTCGTGAGCACCACTAGCTCTAAGTGCTGTTCCACGCATATATCCTGCACCAAATCCTACAGGAAGTTCATATGCAGCGGTTTTTCTCACTGCGCCCCACGTTCCTTTTACAACTGTTCTAGCTAATGCTTCTTTAGCCAATACTCTTGCTGAAAGATGAGGAGCAGTTTTTGTAATAGCTGTCACTCCTCCAAATTTTGTTAAAGGACTTAACCCTGCAACAAGAGGAGCAACTACTGTTGAAGGTGCTGTTAAAAATCCTTCCGCATAATCCCATATTTTTTGTAGAGGATCAGATACTCCTTCTTGTCTACTATAAACTTCATACATCTTTCCCATTAAAGCTTTATTTTCTGGAGTAGATTTCTCTACATGTCTTAAATCTGCCAATAAAGTCATTTCATTCATAGATTCGCCAAATCTAGCCCATTCTAAAATTTTATCAATTCTTTCCCTTTTATCTAAAACACTTTCTCCAAGACGTTGAAGAATAAATGAATAAGCATCATTTTGAAATTTTTGGTCGTTAAGAAGTTCTTCTTCATTTAAAGTCTTTTTTTGCCAATAAGGCTTTGATGACTGCTGAACTTCCGTTTCTGTTGTTTCTTTTGGCATTATATTTATCGCCCTAAAGATTTTTCTAACTTAGTTAAAAGATCTAAAAGACTTTGATTATTTATACTAGTTGTTTTGACATATTCTTGAACTTGACTAGTTATATCTCCTAAATCGCCTGATAGAATATTAGGATATGCCCCTGTTTCCTGCATTGCGGGTAGTATAGTACTGTTAAAAAATGTTGTAAATTCAGAAGTTGCTTTTAGAGAAGGTTGATTTCTCATTGTGTGCAACATTAGTATAGAGGTATTTTCTATATTATCTATGTCTAATCCACCAGCTCCAGTAAGTTTAGAAAAATTATCAACCTCTTCAGTAGAAGCAATTGTAGGAGCACCTTCTACTTCAGATACTTCAGCTACTGATGCTTCTAAATCTTGCAATTTTCTAACATACTCGTTCTCTAAACTAAACTCTTTAGAAATAAATTGTATTGC